ACCTATGTAATCGTCCATCCTAAATCCACCTAGTGTATAAATTATATCTTCGTTAACTTCAAAAGTTGGTGAGAAAAATACACCTAAATCTGAATAATCAAGGGGTTGTCTATCTTGGGGTGAAGTTTCAACTGAAATAAATGGGTCTAAGAAATTGTCATCAAAGGTACCGTCATCAAGTCTAACTTTATCGGATACCATTCCTGAACCTACAGTATCTGGTGTAGTTAGGTGGTGGGTTTCTTCTATAAATATTTCAGTACCATTACCTACACTAGCTAGATCACTAAATGATGTATTTGGGGCTTGGTTTTGTTGACCAGTTATTATGGTTTTGTTATTTGAACCTAATGATATTCTTTGAAATAATGCTTCAAAACTTGAACTTATAGTATTACCATTATAATTAAAAGGAGATAAGGATTGAGTAACTATTGTTGATTTGGTAAGTTTTTCAGTCCATGCTCTATATTCTTGCATACTACCTGTAAAAGGAGCTATTAAACTACCAACAGTATCATTGGATCCTATAGCATTGCGGCTTCCTACATTAACTGTTGTATTCCCCGCAAAATCAGTAAAGAAATTTGGTACTTCCATACTACAAGATAAAACATAAGTATTTTTATTAAATGTAGTATTAGTTGCAAATGCTTCAACTGTATTACCTTCTGCGGATCCACTGTTTAGTCTTACTGATAAATTCCATACTTTACCATTAAAAATAGGTCCTAATGAACTACTAAAAATAGCCTTAATTCTACCCGCCGATGAATCGGCTAATGAACCAGAAGCAATTACTAAATGAGCAAATGATGCCGAATTATTATTAGTAGTATCTAAACTTTGGGAAAGACCAATTACTATGTCATTAGTACTCCCATTGGGAGCAATCGACATTAAATCAAAAGCGGTAGTAGGACCTTTAGTTGGTAAAAATCTTACTTGTAAAGTTGAACCTGAGTCAGGGATATTAGAATCAAAAACGGCTGCATCGGCAGAGGCAGGAGTATACATCCTGCTTTCTTTTTGGTAGCTAAATGTTCTAAATCCTGTTTTATCTACTAATGGTCCACCATATTCTTTAACATGTAATACTGTTTCTGGAATACCATAACACGCAATCAATGCTTTTAGACCACGTTCAGTGCCTTTGGTTTTTAAAAGATATGATGAATTATGGTATAATCGTTTCCAAATTTCTTTTGCAATGTCACCTTTTGGAATTGATCCTGCATTAGATGCTGATATCATAGTAAAATTACTACCGCCATCGTATTGAAAAGTAGCAGTACCATCGTCACCAATTAAGTACTCATATAGTGATGAGTTTGAAAATTGATCATATGCACTAATACCTCTTGAAGTTAACTGATTTAATACTAAATCTTTGGATATACCATCTCTTAATCCACTGTATGCTTCGTTTAAATCTGTAATACTGTCAATATATCCCCAAATACCATCAAAGTGTTGGGCTATCATTTCAACAAATAAAACATATTTATCGTTTTGTGCATTATCTTTAATATGTGGTGGGATAGTGTTAACTAAACTATATTGGTTACACTCATCATATTTAGAGGCACTATGCATTTGCCCCCCACTATAGGTTTCGAGGTTACTATCTATTAAAGTACCAAACCATGAATTAGCAGCGGCCGATTCCGTTTTAGCATTAATAAATGGTCTAGTAGGACCTGTACCTTCTTTAGGCCAAGCAAATGTTCCTGATTCATAGTAAAGATATCTTTCATAGTTATCAAAACCTTGGATTAGTTTATTTTCTTTATTCCTAAAAATATTGATATTATCAATTACAAATTTAGATTCACTTACACTACCCGTAACATTATTTAAATTAGCTATAGAACTAGAATACGATTGTAATAATCCTAATTTATATTTAAAGTTTTTTAACCTTTCAGCAGCTGAACTAAAGTGTACAAAGTTTTCAAAATGGTATCCTGAAGGAGTATCTGTGTTATCATATTCTAAATCAATATAAACACCACTACCACTCATTAAGTTTTGAATATTATTAAAGCTTGATGAAGCAACACCACTACCTAATATTTGATCAAATGTTTTATAACCACTAGGTACAGTGAATATATCGTCTGTACTAATGTTAAAATTAGGAGATCCAATATCAATTCCTGTATCCTGAATGGCTTTATTAGTACCTGATAATTCAATAGTAACCTCTAAGGGGTTAATTATTTCTTCATAAATTTTAGGAGTATCACCTACACTAATACCAAAAGGAAGTGGATTATAGAGTTTAATTAACCCTGTATTATTTCTATCTAATGCAACATTAACAGTTAAGGCTGAGGATCTACCAAAAGATAAATTAATATCTTTAATAAAAGCAGAACTTAAAATAGCATTGCCTAATGAAGTAATTTCTGTTCTAAAAGCATTTTGGGATAATCCATTAGGGGTTACTCTGATTTCCTTTCTAGAGGGAGAAATTTCCGAGATTGAAAAAGGTTTAGAGTTATTAGTTACTTTTCTTTGAAAAGAAAATTCCATAACATAAGTACCATTAGTATACCCATAATCTCTTAAAACTTCTTCATAATCTATGTCAATAGAAGTAATTTTTGAAGTGCCTTTAGTACCACCCTCGTCGTTATAAGTTTTATATTCCCTAAACGATTGATCAGTCATAAGTAATTTACCCTGTGTATCAAATATATTTAATACAATTGAATCATTTCCTTGACCAAAACTCCTCCTTAGTAATTTACTAGGGATTTGTTCTAGATCACCTGATTTAATGGTTTCAACTGTTTGTGTTCCTAGTATTGCCATGATCTAATTTATATTCTCCATCCATTTCCTGCTGCTATGCTGCTTCTAGTGGCACTAATTAAGTCTCTTAAATCATCTTTAACTTTACCTTCAGCACGTTTTTGTATAGCAGCATTCCACTCATTATAACTTCTTTTATTAGTATTATTGTTTTCTTTTTCTTTAGCTTGCCTTAAATCTTTTTCGTTTTTATTTTTACTTTTACGGAGTTGACCATTAGCCGCCATAGTATTAAGATTTATTTTTAGTTTGCTGTATTCTAATTGTGGATTATTAATATAATCTGAGCCATATGTTGCTTCATAAGCAGCTTGGGCAGCTGCAGCGTTGGCTTCTGCTTGAGCTGCCTCGGCATCTGCTTGGGCGTCATCAGCAGCTTGTTGAGCTATTAAATTATCTAATCTAGTTTCGGCTTCACTTTGTGCAAGTAAAGCAGCTTCTAATTCAGTAGCTTGTGCATCTACGAGGCCTTGCAAAGGATTTTCATAATCATTTATATAATCTAAACTAGTTTGAATTATAGTAGAATGCGAATTTTCTCCAGTTTTGGGGATATCAAAAAACATTTCATTATATAAATCAAAAAATTCTTCAACACTAATACTTACTTGGTTAGCTGTTAATTCATTAAATTCAGTATCTATCTTAGTTTCAAAAGAAACTTTACTATTTATAGTTTTATTAAATACTATATCACCTGTGTATTTATCAGGAATAGGGTTTTCTTCATCTACAATAGGAGGAGGAACAAAACGTTTAGGTTTAGGTTTTTTAGAAGTCCTACGTTTACTAAAGCCCTTTTGATCTTTAGCTATAGTTTTGCTAAATTTTTTATTTGAATAAGATATAGCCATTATGATTTAACTACTTTAAAGTAATAATTTTCGTCATATACCCTTATACCATCATTATTTTCATGTTTAAATAATAATTTATAGTATCTTTCTTCTTGTAACCCATTCATATACATTTTAAAATACATACCTTCGGAATCAGCACTTAGTTTAGTATTTTCATCAAAAGGAATAACTGTTTCTTCAGTGGCGTAATCAACTAAAGAATAAAATGATCTACTAGTAAAATAATTTACATCTAAATAATTTGAAGTAGTTGTAAATTTACGTGTAGTGTATAATTCTCTAACATTTAATCTAAATGTTGGTTCTTCTATAGTTCTATATTTTTCTTTATTGTTTCTTAAAGTAATATAACATTCTCCTGTCTTTTTGATTTTGTCATCGGTAGCAAAAGTAGTATCATAATTTGAATCATCCCACGCAAAATCTAGGTGTGAGGGATATATAGTATGAGTATCCATAGAGAAGAAATTTAATTCTCCCTCATCTCTATCTGTAAATTCTTGTGATCCAGAACGTTTAATTATAAATCCATTATTAGGGATGCCACCTTGGGTATAAGAAAATCCATTATAAGCACTATTATAGTGTTTTTTAACCGGATCAGTTATATCTAATGATAAATCTATATTATCGTTAAATCCATATTTTTTTGTTACTTCAAATCCGTCACCAAAATACCAAACTCCTCCACCGGGGGCTTCGTTAGTAAAACTAGCAGTAGAAACATTTGGTACTAAACTACCAGTACTCCAAAGCGTACCAAAAGTATTTGAGTAAGAATCATCACTACCATCTCTAAATTTCCATGAAGCACCGTTTGTAGTTTGAGGAGTATTTGCTATTCTACCTGTACCATTAACCCATGATTCTGATAAAGGATATATTTCTATATGTTGGTCTGTGGCTAATTCTCTATGTTCAGTTTGGAATAATTTTAAAGTAGAAGACCATTCAGTGCTATTTCCTATAGTATTATTAACTAAATCTGTGATTTGTTCTTGGTTAAATTGGATTAAAAACCTACTAGGGTAATAATTAGAATCAGTAAAAGATTCTTTATCTCTTAATGTTAATATTTCGTCTATCCCTGTGTTTAGAGATTGGTTAGTAGGATGCGAATATATAGTTGCATCTTTTTCTGGAAAAATAAAATAATGTGGCATGATATTATTTAGTTACTCTACCGATTATGTCAGTATTAGGGTATTTTAATTCAAAAATTGATGGATCTACTGGGGGGTATATTATTCCTTTACGTCTAGCTGCTTCAAAATTATATTTAAATTGAGAATAATTACCACCATATTTGTTTATAAATTCTATTCTACTAACATTTTGAACTCCCTCAACATTAAATAAAACATTAGAGGCATCACCTTCTATTATAGGTTGATTGATTTGTTGGTTATCTATATTGAATGTTCGTTTTAAAGCATTAACACATCTAAATAATACTTGATCATTATTAAATCCCGCTCTAACGGTAACATCAAATTCTATTTGGAAATTTAATACAGATGCGTTTTTAATATTAATAGAATCTGTTAACATTCTGTATTGTTCTAAATAAGTTGCTAGATTAAATTTAGCTGTATTAGGTAATTCGACTAATTGGCGGTTTATATCATATCCTAACACGTATAAATTAAGGGCATTAGGATTAGTAATACGTTTATTGGTTTCAAGAGATATTTGATTATCTTGCGCTATATACGCTTTAGCAATATTACCAAATTTAGGGGGCATAGATAAAGTTCTAAAAATATAGTCTTCTTTAGTTACAGTACGTTTTTGAGCAGCAAACTGAGCCATAGTATTTAAACGAATATCTTGTGCAGAATCACCAGGCCCCCCTCCTAATGCAGGAGTAGGATTATTACAAGAAAGACTATTTTTAGCATCGGTGAATAAACCTGAATCTAAACCTCCTTTTCGGGATGTAATAGTTACATCACCTATTCTATTAATTACATTAGCTTTAACGTTAGCTGATAACCCACCTCCTACTAAATACCTTATAGTTAATGTAGTATTAGAAGGGGCTTCTCCATAAGCCTTTGTAAATAAAAAGTTTGAAGGATCATATGCTCTATCTAGTAATGACCTACCATCACTAATTCCTAGCCCAATATTATCTGGGTTAGGTATAATAGTAGTATCATCACCTCCAGTAGATCCTGCCCCAAAATGGATTTCTAATTTTTTATTTGATCTAAATCTAGTAATAAATCTTTTAGATACTTTTTTAGTTCTTAATAAATAAGGAACTTGATTATTATATTGTGGTAAGTCAGGATCATTAGCTTCATCATTAGTAACTTCATCAAATATAGTTTCTTGAGCTAAATAAGGCACTTCAGTCCAGGTATTACCTTCACTATCAGTGATAGATTCTATTCTAATAATATTAGAATCATCTAATGATAATGTTTTAAATCTTTCAGCACCCCCTATATCAAAGGTAGCTGTTTTGATTTCAGCACTAATAGCTTTAACGGTTTTCTTTAGTAAGAAAAAGTCAGGTTGGGTACTCCCGGGTTTTATTGTATAAACTGTTTGTTCTGTAGGATCTGCAGATGATGAAAAAGCAAAGTCTACAGAATCTTGGATTAAATATCTGGTAGTTAAACCATTATTAGGTTGGAAATTGGAATTTTTTTCTACTTTAAAGGCATAATCCAAATCAGCATCACCCTCGCTGTTTGCGGGGACTTGTTGAAATAATTCTAAGTCAACTACTGCGGGTGTTGTTACAGTAGGTATATATCCTAAGTTATAGGCTAAAGCATATAAATTTTCTCTTTCTTGAGCGTATTGTAAAAATACTTCTTGAATTTGAGCATCTGTATAAAATGAAAGTACATCACCTACATAAGATGCCATTTCAATAAACATAGTACCGGGGCTGCCCTCAGTAAAATCATTTAATAGGTCCGGGTAATATACCTCGGCCATGTTAATTAAGGCATTTTTAAAGTCACTAAAGTCTTTATCTAAATACCTTACAGGTTTTCTATTGTTATTAGCTGAAGAATAAGTAGCCATTAGTTATAATTTTCAAAGTTATCGTTAGTAAAACTTAAATTTATAGAATCTTCTTCATCATTATTAACTAAACTATAATTTACGGTAACAAATAAAGTATGGCCTTGGGGACCTCCATCTCTTAAAAAAATATTTTCTATTTTTATCTCGGGGACATACTGTTCTACTTGGGGGGTAACTATATCTCTTAGTTCATCTCCTGCTATAGGGGTATTTTGTTGAAAAAGTCTATTTTTTAAACCTGCTCCAAATAAAGGTTGATTTATTCTTTCTCCTGGAGAAGTTAATAATACATTAATTAATTTAGAACGAGCATGTTCTTTAGTAGTAAAATCTAAATCAAATATACCTACTTTATTAAAAGGTAGGTGAATGCCTACTGCTGATCTTTCACTAACATCAATTGGATCTATATTAATATTTTTACGTGGTTTTATAGCCATCAGGGTCTAAAAGCTTTCTTTTTATCTATAGCACTCATTATTTCACTATAATCTTTATTGATGAATTGATTTACAGGATCATTAGAAGCAAATGTTTGTTCAGGAGTTGGTGATACAGCTGTTTCAGATAGGAGTGTGTTAAGAGTATTATTACCCGTATTAAAATTAGGTGGGGGCATTTGTTCTCTTAATTTTGCTCTAAAGTTTTCAGCTTCTTGAGGGTTAGACTGGGATTCAACAACGCGTTGTTGGGGTTGAATAGAAGGGGTTAATTCTTCTTTTAGTAATGCAATTTCACGCCTTAAGGCATGGTCAATTTCCTCACGCACAACTTTTCTAATAATTTTTTCAAATGAACTTAATTTCATTATTATTGGTTTTTAATAAATATTAACTAGTTTAATTTATTGGTTCTTCTATAATACCTGCTTCACGTAATTCAGAGCCGGGACCTTTATCTCTTACCTCATAATATATTTTTCTAGTAGGGATAATTAATTTTTCTACAACATCTGATAAGTTATCAGGATTAGATAAATAGTCTTCTAAAGTAGTTCCTGTTAATACAGATGATGTACTGGTTTCTCCACTACCATCACCTGTAGTAGTGTCTTGTAATTCAGGCATGGTGCTTGATGCTTGGATTAATGAATTACCCCAAAGTTTATTAATTTGATCTAAAATTAGTTGAAGTTTGTCTATACTAATTTGGATATTTTGAATACCTAAATCTAAAGGTTTAATTAAAACACTAGTTTCTTTTTCAAAATATTCTGCAGATTTATCTAAACTGCGTACCCCATTTTCAAAGTTTTTAATAGCATTTTTAACGGCATCTTTAAGTTCACCTGCTTTATCTATTACAGTACCACTTACTACAGGAGTAACTTGTGAAGCTAATGCACCATCAATAAGAAAGGGTAAACCTTTAAAAATAAGTAATAGTCCCCCAAATAAAGAATCATCAGGTAATACATTTTCGTTAAAATAATTAAATTTATCATTAACGTCTGTTAGTTTAAATTTAATAGATTCTAGTTCTTCTTTTGATCTAGTTAATTTATTTATAGCTTTTTCTAATAACCTTTTAGTTTTTTTATATAGATTTTGGGCTTTTTTAGCTTCTTTAGGGTCATTTAATTGAAAGCTACTAATCTTTGCTTTAAAATCAGCTGGTGAAGGGATATCAATATCAAAATTTTCTTGGGCTCTTTTTTTAGATATTGCTAAAATTTGATCTTTAGCATCAGATAATTGAAAAGAAGCACGATTTAATATACTATTTAATATACCGTTAATCATTTTATAAATACTTTTTTACTATCTATATCATCTAATCTAGATTTAACTTTAGCTAAATCTTTTAATAAAGGTTGTGGTAATACTGCATTGGTAGGACCGGGACCCATTAATCCAGAGGTTTGGGGGAACTGAATAGTGAAAAACATTTCTAACGCTCCTATTAAATCTCTTAATATTTGTTTTAATTCTTTACTCCTAACAGCAGGTATATTGACATCTTGATTATTTTCTATAGGCCCTATAAATACTTGAGAACCATTTATAAAAACATCTTTTTTACTATTAACATGAAATTCACCATCAGTTTTAAATATAAAAAGATTTTTAGCAGAAAATACGCTGTCATTTCTACCATTAAATACTAATCGATCACTGTCAATTAATATTTGTTTGCCTACAAATTCATTTTCTTGGATAAAATCAGCCATATTATGTTGTAAATTCTAAGGTTGTATGATCAGGGACCTGGGTTATACCTATATTTCTTGCATAGGTTCCTTTAAATTTAACTTGATCTATATATTGGGTTTCTAAAGCTTTTTTTAGTGCAGAGTTTTTGCATGCTATAGTTCTATTATAGTTATTTGGATCTTTGGAACCTGGTTTAAAACCAATATAACTAATGTGAATCCATGATCCCGAATTATACTCTGGGAATTCCCATATTAATTGATTATAAGGGATATTATTATTAACTATATAATTAAATATTTCATAAGTAGGAACTCCAGAAACTGCAATATCAACAGCTCTTCCTATTCTATGTTCAGATCTTGGGGATCCTCCTATAGCAGTATTTAATGTCCCAACTCTTAATCCTGAGTTGATATTTAAATTAGGGTATTGTGATAATAAAGGATCAATACAATTTAGAACTAAACTATCTAGATTATACATAATATTAGGGGCTTGGTAAGCTCTACCATCTGCTCTATCTGCTCCAGGGAAGTTAGCAATTTTCTTCTCTTTAGCAGTTGAGCTTTTAATTACTGTTGCTAATGTAATTCCTTTATTTCCTAAAGGAGCGTCTACCTTAGTATATATATCTTGGTCTTGTATTTCGGTATAATCAGCTTCAGATGAAATAGTATTTGGTTCTATACCATTATATGATATATCATTTTCTGTAGATTCAAGGTCTTTACGTACATCTTCTCCTATAGAAATATCATAAATAGACATTGATACTTCTAATAATCCTTCTTCTTGGGCCTCATTTAAAGCAGCAAATACTGGGTCAGGATCTTCAGGTATCTCATCTGGTAATGATGGGGTAGTAGCTTCATCTACAGTAGGAATAAGATTAGTAAATGATATAGGTTCAAGTATTAGTTCTTGATCCGGGATAGGATTTGGGATAGCCTCAGCAGGAGATTTACTAATTTCTTCTAAAGGTTTAGGAATGGGTTTATAAGTTGAGTTTAAAGAATCTATGTTTGTAGAGGTAGCATCAATAGGAAGATTTTGATTTTCTAACATATAAATAGAAGCAGCATCCTCAGTTACATTTTCTTGACTACCATTTCCTAAACTTAGAATCATAGCTTTATCTCCCACGCTTGGGTTACCATCATTAGGGTTATCTGTAACGTTATTACTGATTGCATTGGTTCCAGGGGGACCTGTTGTGGTGAATCTAACTCTTTGACCGTTTTTTCCCTCCATAATTGAATCTCCTTCACCCGGGGTAAGAGGACTTAAATCAGCATTTTCTTTAAAATATGTACCTAATTTTAAATCTTCAGAATTTGATTCATTTCCTACATTACTGCTTCTTTTAGGTTTTCTTCTTTTAGATTTAACCTGATTGGGTAATGCATTACTAGCAGTATTATTATGAATTCCTATTGCTGGGGTATAATAAGTAGTTTTATTACTAATATCACCACCTATATCACTATAATACTCAGGGCTAGGACCTTCTATAATTTGCACAATATCACCAATAGAGGGATAAGTAAAATTATTTCTATTTAGTGGTTTAGCTGAAGGGAGATTAATAGTATTAATAACCTCTTGGTTAAATCCTATCTCAGTAAAAAATATTTTACCTAAATCTTCATCTGTTTTATAAGCACGGTGATTTCGTGATAGAATTATGTCTTCTACCCTTTTATTTTGATTTTGAGATTTAGAGGAACCAGCGCGGCCTACTTTAGCTCCTTGATTACGATTCTTTTTTAGACTCATCTTTTGCTACTTCTTCAGCTATTGATTGTAATTGTTTGAGTTCTTCATCAGTTAATAATGAATCCCCACCACCAGAAGTAGCGTTATTACTTATACGCTGAATAACGGTCATCATTTTGATTAGATGTTCATCATTTTTAACACCTATTTCTAGATATTCTTTAATAAGAGGAACAACTACAGGAGCATCTCCTATGTTCTGTATTAAAGGTTTTAGTTCAGCAATTAAAGAATTAATTTGTTTATCCTTTTTTTTACTATTATTATAAATTTCTTTAAATACATCAGAAGATGTTTTCCCATCAAATATTACTGTATCAAGGGGATTACTCATGGTTATAAATATACCCAGTTTCAAGATATTCGGAATAACGTTTCTGATATTCCCCTTTCATTTTTTTAACTACTTTAGTTATTATAGGAGTTTCTTCACCTGTGATTTCTCTAATAAAAATATAAATAGCTTTTTTATTAAAAATTTCTAGATGTTCTCTTTTTTTAAATATAGTTAAAACGGCATCTGCAACTTTTATCTCTTCAGCCTTTTTAAACATACGGTGCATTTTCACATCCATATATGCTATAAATAAATCTAAAAATTCAACTTTTTCACCTCTAACTACTTGACGATCAAATTCATTTAGTATATTGTCGTCAGTATCTACATCACCTAAATCCGCTTTAATTTTCTTTTTAGCGTAATTTTTATTATTATAGAGTATAAGGTAGTTTTTACCTACAATACTAAAATATGAAAATGCTTTACCTTTACCTGCTTTGAAGTAATGGAGTTTCTCGAGTAGGAAGCAGATAACCTCGTGTTTTAAATCCTCGAGGTCATCTACTTCAGTATAATAAAATTTAAATGTGTGGATAAGATTTTCGGCTAATTTATAAAACGAATGGTGAATTCGTGAATTATAAATCCGATTTCTTTCATCTTGATCTTCGCTCGCTAAATATTCTATTATTGCGTGCTCTGTATCTTCTGTAAAATATTGTCTTTTACTTTTGCGTCCTCTTTTTTTAGCCATTTAATTAGCGGAGACGGAATTCGTTTATTGCCTCCTGTATCTTCCTAACTTCGGTAAAAAACCAACCTATCTCATCATCAGAAGCAAAAAAACCTTTATCGTCTATTTGCTTTAATCTTTGGTCACACATATTAATAGCTTCACTTTGCTTAACTATAAAATCTTCTAGTTCTTCGTTTTTTTTAATCATATTACGAAGTGCAAATCCAGCTACTACCAACAGTGATATTAATATGCCAATTATAATTTCCATTATTCGTCGTCGCTAAAAAATGAATCAATTATTGATTTAGTTTTTTCGTTAAAGTTAGGATTATTTTCTGGGTTAATCGCTTTAGCTTTCCTTATTGATTTATCTGCTTTGGAAGCATTAGCGGGTTTCGTCGATTGTTGTACAACCGCTTTTCCGGAATTCCAAGTTTGATATTCAATTTCTTGAGCTGTTTGGATAGCTTGGTGGATTAATAGTGGTAAATGATTTCTGAATTTAGTTTCTTTTTGACCACTGTAAAAGTAAAACTTATTACTTTCATCAAATAAACCTTCTTGATTACGGATAGCTAGGTATTCGTTATGTGAAACCTTAATACCAGCATCCTGTAGGAGATATATTGTACGGTCATATATTTTCATTGCAGGAACATGTTCGTTAAATTTATATACCATACCTAGGTTTTTAACATGCCAGTCAGAATCGTTTTTAGTAAAGTACTCATGTTCCCAATCTCCTAATTTACCTAATTGGCAAAATAAAGATACAAAATTAAGTTCTTCAGTAGTATAAGATTCTGTTGCCCCATGAAAATCATATAATTTATGAAGTTGGTTAGCTATTTTATTTACACGTAAAACGTGATCTAAATAACCGCCGGGAAATGCATTATTAAACCAATCTTTAGTTGATGCAGGAGCTAACATCATACGTTCTTTTATACACTCGGTTAGTGTTTGGAGTTTTTCTAGACGTTCCCCTTCGAAGTTAGTTTCTAAAACCTCATTAAAAGTTTCAAAATTAACTTTTATTTGTTCTGCTCCTATCATCGTCCCCCCATAAACCCTACTCGTGATTGATCATTTTCAGGGGTGATACTAATAATGTTTTGAAGTTCATCATATAATTCTTTCAAATCATTTTCCATATAATGGATAGCTTCGGTGTTTTTTCCTCGTTTAACCATACTATGCACACGAGCTAAACCTTGATCAAGTCGATCTAAGGCTACTTGTAGTTGTCTTTTATAAGCCATAATAAAAATTTTTGTGTAATATACGAAAACTATTACTGTTTTCCAAGTTTTTTATAGAAAGAATTACATTCTTTTAATCTTCCTATTAAATATTGTTTATTTTTCTCACTACTATAGGCACTATTAGCCATATAATCTGAGCTTTTAAATGTAAGGTTATCTAAAAACTGTAGTGTTTCACCAACAAGTAAAAGTTCTTCTCTGTTTTCTATAGGAAGAGTATTTTTAAGGTGAATTAATTTTTGTCGAATGTTCGACCTCCAGGCGTCAAATTGCGCCTCTGTATCCAATGTATCGAAGAAACTGTTTAATGACATAATGTGCGACTGTGCGATCCGTTGCGACCCTTACCCTTACCCCCCTACAGTAAGGGAAGATACAGACAAAAATCTGAAAAGCCAAATTATCCTTTATATCTTATTCTAGGTCTTAAATTATTAATTCCAATTCCCTGAAAATAAGCACCTGAATCAAATAATTGATCTGCCATAGATTCAGGAGTACCAAAGACATAAACATATTCTCCGTTATCGGGGGCAGCACTAGCACCACCATAATCATGGGTTAAAAAGTGAGTAAATCCTTCTTTAGTAGCATATCGAATAAAATTCATTAATGCTATATTTTTATTAATTGAATTAATATCATCAAAATCTATTTTATCAATTCTAACTTCTACTCCTACTCCTAGCTTTATATCATTTAATAAAATATCTTTTAAATCTTCTTTAAATTGTTTTTTATCAGTAGAATTTTTGTATTTTTTAGAGAGTAAAATAGGAAGTTTACCAGGTTCAAATTGTTCGCCATCTACAACTAATTTAGTTTGATTTTGAATTTTTCCACTTTTTAATTTTACTTTTCCTATTTCTAACCCTATACCTAATTTTTTAATTTATCTGGATCTACTTTAAAATCCCCAGGTTTTTCACCTAATGTAGCATTAAATCCCTTAATTTCAAATTCACCTCCATTTAATGTCAAATCACCTGCAGCTACGGCAGCAGATATATTTTTAAAAAACATAGCTAAAGCTACTTCACCCATACCTACTCCTAATTTTTTTTCATCCTGAGCAGTAAATCTTATTATTCTGTTTATAATAGTAGGGCTAACTTTAGTTGTACTTAATAATGATTCGAAATTCCCATCTCGGGTTTTAGGGAAAGTCTGTTGTTTCGATTCATCTTCTATATACTTCAAAAAAGCATCTCTATCCTCTTCAGGAATGTCTTCTATTAAACCTGCTAATTCTTTACTCCATTGGGGGACAATTTTTTCATGCCAATCCTTTTTTGCTAAAATATCTAGTATTTTAGATTTAGATCTTTTATTTAAAACCATATTAAGAGCTTCTCTTTTTCCTTCAGGGGTATCAATTTCTAGTTTTTTAGCAACTTCGGGAGATATTTTATTAAATACTCTTTCAAGTTCTTTTTCACTATCAATAGTCCTAATATCTATTCCAGTATCCTTTTTTATCATTTGGGCCATTTCCTCTTCAGAAAAGAGAGATAACTGTTGTTCAGGTAGTTCGATACCTTGTTCTTTTAGAATGGTATTTAAAACACGAAGATCAGAGGGGCTATCCATATCTGGATAGCCCTTCTTGCATCGGTATGCCCATTCGCTCAATAAAGCGTCTATATTGACCATTGAAATAAGTTTTTAGCCGTTTATATTGGCGAGTTTTTTAAAGCGGGCTACTGATTCGTTTAATCCTTTATTAACATCCTCAGCATTATGTGTTACTTTACTAATTTGGTCCGCTCTATGATTTGGGTATCCAACGGCTTCATCCATTTCCTCTTCAGGTTCTTCATCACCTTCTTCTTCAGCTGGTTCTTCCATATCCATTTCTGGTTCTTCCTCTTCTTCAGGTTCAACCATAGGCTTAAGCATATTATAGATTTGTCTTAAAGTATCTAATGCTTCGTCTTCACCACCTTCTTCGGGTTCGTCAGTAGTTACTTCAATATTATCATCACCGTCTTCATCCTCCATGTAGGCTTCGTCGGTTTGCTCTTCATTTAAGTAAGCTTTAAGCTCTTCTTGAATGATTTTGTTTAGTTCTTCAATAGTCATTTTATTATAATTTAAAAATTTCGTTAATTTTATTCCTAACTTCAGCTCTAACATTTTCTTTGAGCTTAATTTCTTTCATTTTATCCTCAGTAAATTTTTCACCTACTTCTTTCATTGAATGATCACCAATTTCTTTTACAAAAGACTTAAATGAGGGTTTACGATCCATATTACGGGTAATTACTTCATAGTGCTCCATATAGGAGTAATAAGCAGGAACATCTTTTAAGTTTTTTAAAACAGCTTCAGTAGCTTTTTCTCTTTGTTCTGATTCTGATTCTCTAAGTGTAGTACCCATTTTTTCTAATTCACAGTACATTCCTTTTTTAAACTCATAAGGATTTACTGATTCAAATTCCATATCTACGCCTTTATAAGACTCTGAAGCCTTAGCACGTTTTTTAGGGTCTCTTTTATATCCGTAAAAATTATCGTTAGCCATGTGTTGGTTTTGTTAATAAATATAAGAAAGATCCAAAAATCAACGTTTTCCACCGTCGTATTCAACAGCGTGTCCTTCTTTAATTAATTGTTTATTTACATCTACTAAAGTTATAGAAGAATCTGTGGATACAGGAGATAAATTACTTACAAATACAGTGGCTAACGCCCTTCCATATTTTCCAAGTCCTGATACTTTTAATATACAGTGATTCTTATTATATTCTAAAATTTCTTGTAGCCGTGCTTTGGCAGCAAGACCACGTTTTTTCTCTTCTAGGTTCCTTGTGCGCGATTCAGGGGCATTCATACCCTCCATCCTTACACGAGTTTTTATATGGGCATGGAACCCTAAATCAATGGTGACATCAATTGTGTCACCATCAACTACTCGGTCCACTATTGCGTGGTATTCGTACATTTTATTTTGCAAATTTTTCTAAGCCTGCTATACCAAAGCTACCTAAAGTTACAAATACAAATGAGTTGTAAATAGCTTCGTTGATTACTAAATCTTGTCCAAAATAGCCTGTTGCTAAATCGGTTATAGCAAATACTACCATAATAGCAAATGCTGAAAAACCAACTACTGATTTTTCGTTAATGTCGTTTTCATCTTTAAAAATATCTTTAAATGCCATAATTGTGTTGTTTTAAATTATTCTATAATTAAAACCAACTGAAAAATCATGCCATGCACGATTCCAGTACTTATGGTATTTTCCTTCTGAGAAAAGACCTAATCTTTTATTTACTTGCCATCCTAAAATTAATCCGCCTGTATAATCAAACCAAGTATTACCATCTACAAAATTAGTATACGAATATTCATTTTTAGCACTTACGTGAAGTGGTAATATACTAGCCCATGAGTGAAACCAAAATGATTTAGTATAGTGGTAATAATCATATCCTAATACTAACGAATGGTTCCATTGATATGGTAGTAAAGCCCTTTCTTGATCAACATATTCATTTAATACATTAGGAAGTGCTACAGCATTCCATACTATATTATTTTCGGCAACTACAGCTCCGTCTGGATTAACCCATTCGCCTTCAAAATTAGTACCGTAACCCTGTTCAATAGCTATATTTGTAAAATCTGCTCCTGCTAATTCGGATAGAGGATCAAATCCATAAGGTTCAGAAAAACGTTGTACTAAACCAACGTTTAAAGAAAATTCTTTTGCTATATTATATCTGTAACGTTGGGATGATTCAAAATATCTTAAATCAGCAAATCCATCTTGTACATATTCTACTTTTACTATCCAGTGATCATGAACATATCTTAAAAAGTGTTGTTGATCAACAAATTTACTTCCTTGTTGTCTTTTATAATCAAATTCAAATAAATATTCTAAACCTTCTACGTTACCTACAGTAGCAGCATCTGAAACTGAACTTTCAGTACCATTATAAAAAACATTTTTTCTGTTTTCATAATCTAAACGAGCAATTTTTCTAACCCCAAAAGCTAAAGTATAATCAAAGGGAGTAGACTCAATATTTTCTTCTAAAATACCCGTAGTAGGATTTATAGAATAAATACTAACATCTGCTAATGAGTTATTACCTGTTACTGCTGTATAAAAAGTAGCAAATTTAAGTTGTTGTTTACCCCAGTCTTTAAGTTGTTGGGATTGTGCTAAAAAAGGGACACAACATAATAAAGTAATTAAAAGCTTTTTCATTGTTTAACAATTTTTTTAGTAAACTGGAGATCATTATGAGTAAGAATTAAATTATAAATCCCTGCCTCAAATCTGCTTAAATCCAATTGATTCACGTTAGTTTCTTGTAATACGGGCTGTCCTATGGAGTTATAGAGGACTGCGTTTATACGCAAGTTACTTGCGATATTTATGCGATCTCTTGTGGGGTTGGGGAAAATAACTATTTGAGTTTCACCAAATTCCGTTATATTAGTAACTGTATTTTCATCACAGTAATTATATATTGTTTGACATCCATCTGCCCACTCATTATTACAACAACTCGGACTAACATCAATCACCCAAGCAAAACATTCACTTTCTAATTCTAATAAATTGTAAGTTTCAACTACTGAATCTATACAATTAGCATATACGGTTTCACAGGTACCGTTATCTGTGTTTGCTAATTCATCATAGTTAGCTGCTTGTGAGTCTGTACAACCATAAATAAATGGTTCACAACTAAAGTCTTCAGTATTTGCTTCTGGATTATAATTAAATGCTGTGGGATCAGTACATCCTTCAACTACATCTACACAAGTTCCATTATCAGCATTTGCTAATTCGTTATAGTTAAAAGCATTTGGATCAGTACAACCATAAATCGCATCTATACAACTGCCATCCTCAACATTAGCTAATTCGTTATAATTAAGTGCTAAAGGATCCATACATCCCTCTACTATTTCTTCACAAGATCCATTATCAGTATTTGCGTCTGGGGTATAATTTAAAGCTGTCTCATCTAAACATCCAAATATTATTGCTTCACATGATCCATTATCTGTATTTGCTAATTCATCATAATTAAATGATGTGGGGTCAGTACAGCCAAATATTTCAGCTTCACAGGTATCATTATCAGTATTAGCTTGGGGGTTGTAATTAATAGCTTCTTCATCAGTACAACCTTCAACTACTGATTCACAACCAACATTCGTATTAGCATTTTCATCATAGTTAAAAGCAGTTTCATCTGTGCAACCAAATACTATAGATTCACATGATCCATCATTTACATTAGCACTAACATTAAAATTAAATGCTTCTATATCAGTGCATCCCTCAACTATAGACTCGCATCCTACATTTGTATTAGCTAGGGGGTTGTAATTAAAGGCAGTTTCATCAGTACATCCAAATACTACTTCTACACATGAATTATCATCTGTATTAGCTAGTGGATTATAGTTAAATGCTGTTGGGTCAGTGCAACCTAAAATTGGAAGTATACAGCTGAAGTCTTCTGTATTGGCTTCAAGGGTGTAATTTAATGCCTCAGGGTTAGTACAACCTTCTATAATGGGTACACATGAGTTATCATCAGTGTTGGCTAATGGGTCATAGTTGAATGCTAATTCATTAGTACAACCAAGTATTTTATCAACACATGTTTCATTATCTACGTTTGCTCCCTCATCAAAGTTAAATGCATTATTATCTGTACAACCAAATACTGCTAATGTTTGGCAATCCCCATTATCAAAATCGGCTTCAAATCCTTGGGTATAGTATTCTAAATACCCAGCCTGAGTACATCCTGGTTCATAATAACAACTTCCATCGTCTATATTAGCCTCGTCATTATAATTAAGTGCTATTGGGGATTGACAACCAAAAATAAGCTCTTCACAAGTGTTACCACAATATAAATCTATTTCATAAGTATACCACCCACTTTCTCCAGTAAATGGAATCGCACTAAAGAAAGGAACATCAATAATAACATCACCTTCGGGGTTAGTTAAAGTAAACCCACATTGTTGAATAGTACTAATTGATTGGGGAGAAATGAAGAAATATATGTAAGCCTTTTTAGAGGCATCTAAACCGGATACATTAAATGATAATTCGGTGCCATCATTGGGGCCCATTTGATATTGAGGTGAAAAATACCATTGTTGGTATATTCCAACCCAACTACCAAACCAACCATCTCCAACACCATCTGTAATAGTTAAGGTATAATCACAAAATTGAATAACATCTTCAGTATTAGCATCTGGGTTATAATTAAACTGAGTTGGATCTAAACACCCTAATACAATAGGAGTAACACAAAATGATTCAAGTGGGTTATCTATAACAGCTTCAGGGTTGTATTCTACATAATTGGGATCAGTACATCCTACTAAATCATCTATATCTTCACATACTATTGGAGTAAATTGGTCTGATCCTGTTATATAACCAAAGTTTCCATCTGGGTGCTCGTCTTGAAGATTGTATAATACTTCGCCTTCACAATCTAAAATTTGAATATTACCTGGTTGTCCATTTACTCCTATTATTCCATCGCCGTATGAATCTTGTATTACAATATCATAAGGTTGAGCGATAGGAACACAAACACCAGTTGTAACAGGAATACCAGGAGAAGAACCAGCATAAGTACCTACGGGGGCAGATGCTACATCCCCAAAATCCCCATATAAAATCCAACTTATTTCACCACCCCACTGATCTGGGGTTACTATAATTTCAACTAAAGTTTCACCTAAAGCACATTCTGTGGTTTGATCTATGCAAGAACCATCGTCAAAATTGGACCAAGGATTCCAGTTAATAGCATTGAAATTAGTACATCCAGGAATAGCACCACAAGGTAAACACGATTCCCAACAATAATTAGGAAGAACTGTTTCTTCCTCTTCAATTACTGTTAATGTTCTATTAATAAATCCAATTTGATCAAGTTGGAAACAAGAACCCCCTTCAATTCCTACAGGTAATTCTTGTAAATCTGGGTTATTAACATCAGCAAATTTCCATAAATAATTTCCTGCTTGTATAGGAATAGTCACAAACCATTCATCATCCTCATCATATTCCATAGGAATAACTTGCCACCCATTCCAGTTACCTAATACACCAGGTGTTTCAATTTCAGGGGGAGCATTAGCTAAATTAACTCTGAACATTACATCTGTTGTGGGAACTTCACAGGGTAATAAGTTAAAAGTATAACTAACTTCAGAAGATCCAAAAGCAGAATCTTCAAATATTATACCTTCACAATTATTAGCAGAAATAAAAAATCCTTCTCCAAATTCACAACAGATCCCATCACCATATACATCTAATATAGTAAAAGTATAATCTATCCCCGATTGAAGGAATAATCTTTGTTCGGCTGTACCATTAATATATTCAGGTAATCCATAGTCAGGGCTTGTAATTAAAGGTATAGTATCCGTTCCTTGAGTAATAACCCAAGCAGTTTCTTGTGGGAACTGATCAAATTGAATAAAAAGATCTAAGTAAGTTGGCTGAGCCAATCCTGTAAGACCAATAAGTAATAAAAGGGGGGTTAATAAATGTTTCATTAAAATTTGCTCATTATGATTTCATCAATGGATCCTTGTACCTCTTTGCGGGTAGCTTCCATTTTCATCATAATGTTAGCCTGAAACCTCGCTACTTCTTCTCCATCTTCTAA